CCCTCGGAAGGAACACCTACAAGCGATTACCATCGCTTGTAAAGAGCCTCCCGACGGAGCCTTCTCGCACGCCCACCAGAAATAAATCTGGTGCACGTACGAAACGACACCGCGGGGGCGATACCCCAGAACTCCAACAGGTTTGGACAGCCTGCTGGAGTGGTTTGGTCCACGCTGGATGGGATTCGCTGCGGGTGAGCTGGTTCCTTCATCGTTGGTACAAACAGACCGTCCCCTCCAGGGGGTGGCTGTTCTGTGCCGGCGAGTTGAAGAAACTGGCCCACACCGTCCGTCAGGCCTCGCTCGGGGACGTACCAGTGTACACCGCAGCCGTTGAGAAACGGCTCCAGGTGGAACTGGTGCGTCTGTCGAGTCTCAGACCCACGGACGGCTTCTCGTTCTCCCGGATGGCTCGCGCTTTGCCGCTCGCACCTAGCACACAGTGTGAGGCGGCGGCCCGCGAGGCCATCCGGACGAGTCGCGCAGCGTTTCCCGCATCGGACTGGTCGGTTCGCGACATTCGGGACTTCGTGCAGGTCACAGCACGAGATCGCCGATCGCGCGTCCCGACCCTCCCCGGTTCCACTTCTGCCTGCTACGAGCGCTCCGGCGCTCGCGGCGGGGTCAATGGCTACCTCCATGACACCGGCATCCAGGCCCTCTGTGAAGGGACTCGATACGATCAGGTGGCGCCCCTTGCCCAGGACAGTCTCGGCCGTGCGTGTCTTGCACGCGCGGTCGGCTTCCTGGACGGGGTTCCGCCTGATCGCACCGAGGGTTCTGGCATACCGGCTAAGGAGCGAAGCTTTTCGCTGGGTGTTCGCGCCCTCGGGATCCTCATCCTTCGCCATAAGCGCGCAGCCGACCCAGTCGGTTGCGGGCCCAGGTCTAGGATGACAGTCCTGAGGTCTCCCGGTGTGAAGACGAGGGTCGTGGGCGTACCAGACGCCCTGACCTTCGTCGAGGGAGACTGGATTCGCCGCTCGACGTACCTTCTGGCTCCAGGCCATTGGGTCGTGCCGAGTGGCGACTCCGACGCGTGCCCAGCGGGGCTTCGCTGCCACCGCGGCGATGGGCTGTACCGTTCCTTGGATCTGTCCAAGGCGACGGATGGCCTGTCGCTCGACGCGGTGGAGGCAGTCATTGACGGTCTCGCTGACTCGGGCTGCATCCGTCCTGCGGATGTTGCCCTTGCCAAGCGAGGCCTCGGAGTGGCGCCGCACACCCTCTGGAGTTACTCCCGCAAGGGAGGCTCCGTTCTTGAGTGGGTGTCGCGGCGGGGGAGTCCGATGGGCACGCCTCTCTCGTTCCCCGTGCTCTCCTGGGTAAACGCCTGGGCTCTCCAGGCGTTCACAAGATCGCGAAGCCACGGAGATGATGCCGTCGGTTGGTCGCCATGTGACTCGGCCGGGATCCTTTCGGGGACTCCGGACGAAGAGCTTGACGACTACGAAACGGCCATCACCTCCATCGGCGGCGCGGTCAACAGGACCAAGACCTTTCAATCGTCCACCCGGTGGACGATGTGTGAGGCCTTGGGCCTGCCAAGGGCGCGGAGAACGAGAACTGCCGTCTTCATTCCCCCTCCCTGTCCTGCACCGGGCCTTCGGGCCCCGGTCGCAGCTGAGTCCCGGTGTAGCAACCGGTACCTTAAGAGACAGGAGAGGGTAATGAAGACACTCTTTCCGTGGCTCACTCGAGAGGCCCGCCTGCACCTTCCGGTACAGGTTGGCGGTCTCGGGTACACGGGGAGAGGCCTTGCTGTCTCGAAGCACTTTCGTTCCCGGCTCGGTGCCCTCGTCTCGCGAGGGCCCACCTGGGAAGGGGCGAAGAGTGTTTGCAGCAAGGGGCAGTTCCGAGAGGCGGGCCTCTTCCCCCGTCTTCTTTGTCCTGTCGACCCCAAGCCAGCAGTGTACTGGAGGTTCCGGAAGCAATATGCTCCGGAGCGCTACCAGCAACCTGGTTCGGGGGAGACAGTACGCGCGGCTTCTCTTGTCGCCTACTCCGACTTCCTTGCCTCCAGGGCGAGGGAGTTGGACGAAGGCTTCAAGATGGGCCGCAGGAGAGACGGGGGAAGGCCAACGTGGACCAAACGACGGACGTGCTTCAAGTCTCTCGGCAAAGGCGTCAAGCTTGCCAAGCCACTTTCGAAGTGGTTTGGGCTTGTCAGCCTTCGTCGATGGGCCAGCTCCTGCTCGGAGCTGGAGGTGCACGTTCGTCCTGGGGAAGCCTCTGAGATTCGGGAGAGAATCCCAGAACCTTCCAGCGAGCGCCGTGAGGCGCCCGGTGGAGGGAATGGAGATCCAAGATCTGGTC